AAATAGATAACTAATAAACATTGTGTAGCTGGTTAGTTACTCCAGCCCTCCCATATTGGGTATGCAAACTCACACCACTACACATCTTTATAAATGACATATGTGATATAAATATATGGTATTAGGTCAGAAAAAGAAGCATAAGCATGATGACGGCACTGAACATAGCCACGCAAATGGTGATATTTATCATGAGCATGGTAAGAAATCTTGCAGTTGTGGTGAAGCAAGAGACATTAGATGCAAGTCACATGGCGATAAGTGACAAAAACGTTACAAAACATTAACAAAGTATATAAACCACCGAATATATGATATTTTATGGGATTTAGAAGTACCCTAAACACGGTTTTTAGTAATTTTAGGAATATTACAAAGGGTTATACTGAAACTACAACAAGACCATCAGTAGCTCAACCCTATATGAGTACCGATACAGGTGCTAAACTACCAATTTTTCCATTTCCACTTATAATGATTTATGAGTTGGCAGACAATATTGATGCATTAAGGATACCTATTGAGACTTTGAACAGGGAGATGTTCAAGAATGGTTTCGAAGTAGTTGAAAAATTCAAATTTAAATGTGGTAACTGTGGCAAGGAGTTTCAATACAAACCAGTTAAGAATGATTTGAAAGATGACCAGCCATTTGAACAGAACCAAGACAATGAAACAAGTCAATTACCAAGAAGTAATGCAAAGAAGGCTAATACAACAGGTGTTGCAACTGAAATTAATCAAGAAGAAGACATGGAATGTGATACATGTGGCAGTAATGACCTAATTAGACCAGTCCCAGAGAACAGAAAACTACTTGAAGACCTATTAGAGAGTCCAATTAACGGTAACAACCAAACTTTGGAAGATTTGGCAAGACAATTAGAAAGAGATTTGGAAATTGCAGACAATGCATATTGTTTAATACTAAAAAATTATAAAATTGATGACAGAACTGGAGTTATTGACCGTAAGAACTCCGAGATTAAGGAATTTCTTAGGATAGACCCCCCTCAAGTCGCTTTAATTGCAGACTCTGACGGCAGAATAGGTTATGATGACAAAAGAAACGCAATTTTTGTTTGTCCAAGATTTGAACACCGTGATAAAAGACTTACTACACCAAAATGTGACAGATGTGGTGCAGAAGCATTGAAGGCAATACTTGAAGTTAACTCTGTTTACTCTATAGGCATTCCACAACCAAAGAGAGTTGTCTATGGCGAAGGTGAAGTCATTTGGAAAGCAGGTAAGTATAAACCATCATTACTTTATGGATACAGTCCTATCTATGCAATATGGTCAAAGGCTATGGCATTGAGTCATATGGACGAATACATTAGAAAATATTTCGATAAGATGAGACCTCCAAGAGGTATGTTAGTAATTGCTTCACGTAATTACGAAACATTTAGAAAATCATGGGACGTTCTTGAGCAAAAAGCAACTGAAGACCCCTACATGATACACCCACTTTTGGTTGAATCAGACAAGGGAGGCAAGAATATGGCTCAATGGATTGATTTCACTGGAAGTTTGAAGGAATTAGAATTTACAGAGATTAGAAGAGAACTTAGAATGATTATAGGAGCAGTGTTTGGTGTGTTACCACTTTACTTTGGTGAATTACCAAGTGGTTGGTCACAAGAAGGACTGCAAGTTACAATTACAAACAGAGCAATCAAATGGGGACAGGATATTTTATATCAAGGATTCCTAAGAAAGTTTGCAAAGTTAATGGGAGTTGATGATTGGGATTTAAGATTGAAAGGTGGAGAAGAGAATGACAAGTTAAGAGACTTGCAGATACAAGGAGTAGAGATACAGAACATGGCAGCAATGCAAGCTATGGGATTCGAAGTTGCAAGAACACATACTGGAGAATTCAAAGTATCAAAGAACCCAATAATTAACCCACAAATGATGATGTTAGAATCTAACAACGAAGATGAGAAGCCAAACACTTCTGGTTCTAAAGGAAGGGGTAGAGGTACTGCTGCACCAAAAGAAGACCAACAAGAAGTTGACGGCAAACCAAAAAAACAGAGACCGTCTGACAAAGGTGGAGTGGGTCAAGGCAGTCCTTCAAGTGGCAAGGGTACAAGTCAGTCCAAAAAGACTGCAGTAGATTATAGATTAGAACCAAAGAAATTCCCAGACGGTATAACACCTGCAAACTTTGAAGTTGTAAAGAGAACATTACAAAGTGCAATAGATTTTGATTGGACTAAAAAGAAAGCAGTAGAAGAATTAAGGAAAAGTGCAAGTATGACTGTTCGTGAGGCTAGAGAGTTAATAAAGCAGGAATTCCAAGATACGAAGCAATGGGAGAATGAGGACTTCTAAAAGTTTATAAAGCATTAATGTTTTGATTATATATGGCAGACACAAAGAAAACCGAAAAAGTACAGGAAAAAACCACAGCAAGGGTCGAGTCAAAGACTGTTAAAGCAAGAATAGTTGAAACTCCAAAAGTAGCACCCAAAGTTGCTCCAAAACCAAAAATCACAAATGTTTACAATGCAGATTTCTCTGTTATTGATAATACAATAGAGCAAATAAAGAAACAGACCAGAAGCGTTGGAAAAAGCGAGTATGCTTGTAACAACATTTACATAATTCTGGAAGATGCATTGAAAAGAGTAATATTAGCATATAAATAATTGGCAACTAAACTAAATGTAGACACTGGTGGTCTTGACGCTGGTAAAAAGCTGTGGGAGAAACATCAGAAAGATGAATATACACATGTAGATAACTATAAAGAGGCAATATGCATTAATTGCTTCAAAAAAGACGCAACTTCTGCAACAATCGCTGATATTTGTGGAGAATGTGCAGGAAAGCGTGGAAGAGAACCATTACTTGCCACTATGGCACAAAAAATGTATGGGTTTTGCTATTTCTGTGGTAAACATAAATTTAATATTGAACAAATAAACGCTAGATTTTGTAGAAAGTGTCACAGGGGTATAGCAAACCACACAAAAGAGTATAATAAGCAAGGTGGTCTTTTTGGTAATCCGTTTTGGACATCAATGAGAAAGAAAAATGGAAAAGACTGGAGAGAAATATTTACAAAGAACTTAGGAAATAACCGTTAACCCCTGTTTTTTGGGATACCAATATCATTTTTTGATATTTTTTTACCAATGTTTCCTTTATTGTCTATTTTATAACCTTCTTTATGTTTTACAGGAATTGTTTTTGGGTCAAACAGTATAAATTCAATTCTATTTAATTTAATATTGAAAAACTTCTTAGACCAATCTATCTTCATAGTCTTTCTTGGTTTATCACCCCAAAATCTTCCAACCTTGAAGAATATTGGTGCTTTCCTTAATCTTTTTTTGAAGAACTGAATGTTTTCAGTTTTTGGGTCAAATTCAACATCGTCATATTTTACAAGTTTTTCATCTCCTTTTAGATATTTATGTATGTTGTTTTTTTGGAAGCAACTTATAGATCTAGATATGTCTGGTCTGTCAAAGAAATTTTCACAGTTACATACAACCATAAGTTTGTCATCTGGTGTTATCCAAATATCAAGCAATGCTAACGCTGCTTCGTTTACTTCTAACTTATCTGAAACATTATGTTTGTTCCTTAACACGTATTCATCTACTGTCTCGTATACATGAACGCTTATGCCCATACATAGTGCATCTACATCTTTATTAATAAAGGTTTTGCTTTAAATGTATGGAAAAAGAGGCACATATACAATGTGACTGTGGTTCTAAGCAGTATGGATACTATGCAGACCAAGGGTTATGTTTTGTATGTTTCAAATGTGGTAGATTTGCTGTAGACGGATTTAATCCTGACATAGAAGAAATATTCAAGGCGAATCCAATGATACTCTTAAAGTTGATTGGAGAGGGTGCTTTAAAGCCTTTGGATAAGGACGAAGATTATAAGTGAATACCAGTATAATTTAAATAGTAAAGAGAATAATGTAATTTATGGTAGAAACAATGTTTAGTGATATAGCAACTGGTGTACTTATTGCAGTTGCTTTAGGTACGGGTGGAGTAATAATGGGTTTCTTCAGAAAGATTTCCAAAACACAGGCAGATTTATGCACAAAAGTGACAAATTTGGAAAAAGCCCTTGTTATTTTATGTACTGCACTAGACAGGCAGACTAATAGACTTCATGCTGATAAGGACGTTGACAGTGATTTACAAGACCTCGTGCGTAAGATATTGTCAGATAAGGAATAACTTTATATAATCGGGTGTTGGAGTGAGCAATATGGTAGACCCAACATTACTTGTAGTAGGAGCAGCAGTAGTCGGAGCTGGACTAAATACCCTTAGAGGATATTTACACAGTGACGAAAAAGTATATTCTGCTAAAAAACTAGCTGGAGCACTAATCATATCTACATTCGCTGCAATAGCCGTAGCACAAACTATAGCCGTTGATTCAGTAGGACTGGTAGGATTAGGGTTAATAGGACTTACAACTGGTTTCGCTACTGACTTTGCCGTAAGCAAGGCAAAAAAAGATGACGAATAAATAAGTGCATCTTATTCTTTTTTTTTAATCTTTAAATATAGCTATATATTATATATCTTATATGACACGAATTGGAACATTAGTAACCAAATCTATGACAGTGTTAGATTCAACAGATGAAAACAGATTTTTTGAAGGATATTTAACAGTTGAGATGAAGGATAAGCAGGGTGAGATAACAGTAGTTGATGAATTATACAAAGTTCTTCCAATATGGATTGACAGAGGAGCACCCATTACAGACACTCATTCTAACAGAGTGATTGGTAAGGGAATCAACTTTGCAAAGACCACAGTAGAAGACGGTGGTGTAACATATCCAGCAATCAAGATAACAGGTAAGATTCACAAAAACTATGAATTGGATACAGATATTTGGGAGAAGATTAAATCAGGGGAATACAAAGGACTTTCATTTGGTGGAGCAACAAAGGCTAACAGAGTTCCAAAAGTAATGAAGGACGGAGATGTTGCATATGCACTTACAGACTTGGAACATTATGAAGTTGCAGTATGTAAAGATCCTGCAGTTCCATTGGCATTAATCACAGAATTTAATTCAGTTGCAAAGGCAATGGTAGATTCAGAGCCTAGGGGAGATGGTAAAGAAGTAATCAAATGTAACAAGTTTGGCTGCTATGTAACAAAATCTGAAGGTAAGGACGAACCAGAATATAATAATGAGGATTTGAATATATCTGAAAAGGATATAGAGTATTTTAAAAATCAAAAAGTTGGATCAGATAAAAAAGAGCACCAAGAAAAACATACACATGGGTATTCAGTTAATTATCCAAGTAAAAAGCGAACAGGTGGATCAGTCCCTTCACATCATGTAGGTGGGGTTGGAAAAGGTGGTGAAGATTGGTCTAATGCAGACATACCAACAGCAACAGCAACCAATACAGTATCACAAAGTACACAGACTGCAAAGCCAATTAAGACAGATAAGAAGGTAGGAGTACCTGAAAATGAAGGTGGATTAAAAATAAACGTAACTCCATTAGAAGGTGGAATTGCTGATACTCAATATAAGAAAAATGATACACCAGCATCAAC